GGTTCAGTCCGGCGAGCGGTTTCTGCTTCGGCTACGGAACTCGTCATCGGTAGCCACGGGCGTGTGGCTGGTGGGCGTCCAGCTGATTACCTCCGCGGCGCCGAACGGTTTCAAGACTGTCGGCGCGACGGACACCAACAAGACGAGCTACACCGCGGGTGAGGCGACCACCGCCCAGGCGGCGGGCAACACCCTGAACTGGTTCATGCTCGCGGCCAAGAGCCTGCCCGACGTGGCGCGCTCGTGGTCTGACGATGCCAACCGAGTTGGTATTGGCGGACTCTGGGTCGGCGATGCCGCGGCGCATATCGACATCTATGAAGAGTCGTTTGGCTACACGGGATCGACCGATGGTGATCAGACCTCCATCTATATCCGGCCCTGCATTCAAGACATCGACCGCGTCGAAGCCAACCTTCTCATCAATCCCGCCTCGACGGTGCGATGTGGAGTGATCCTTCATTGCGCGCGTGACTTCTCGCAGATCGTCTACCTCGGCGTTGACAGCACTTCCGCGAAAATCTATTCCGGTTCATCCGGATCACTGACCGAACGCGCCTCCCTTTCCTCGGGGGGTAGCGGGAAGTGGGCACTCTATTACGACCAATCGGCTGACAAGTATGTAGCGCTAAAAGATGGCGCGATCATTGGCCTGCAGTGGACGTCGGTCGGCTCTGCGGTAACCCACGATGCTAATCATCGCTACGGCGGAATTCGGATTTCGCTCGCCTCCGGTGAGCCGGCCGGAACGATTGACGACTGGATTCTGCGGGACTGGTATGTCGCCGTTCCTGCCACCGTGAATGTCGCTGGCCTGATGAGCGCTACGGCGGACATGTCAGGTGCCACAGTGACCGCGGGCGCCGGAATCGGCACAACGCCGATGTCGGCTACTGCAGACACATCTGCACCGTCGGTCTCGGGTGAACAAACCATCATCACCTCCGCGATGCAGGCATCTGCCGGAATGCCGGATGCGACCCCGGTCGTCTCTGGTGACTTCCCGTACACATTCCCATTCGTCTTGGCGTAGTTTCTCGCGCCTCTCAAGCAAAAGGCATGAATGACAGCTCTACGTACCAATTTCAACGCGGGCGAAAACTTCACCCACGACGACGCCAATCGGGTGGGCATCAACGTCAACGGCGCAACCCTCACGGGGACGTTCTCGGCGATGCCCACCGCCGGGCAGCCATCTCGGCTGTACTACTGCACGGATACCGATGCGGTATACCGCGATGACGGGTCAACGTGGAACCGCATCAGGTTCGGCCTGAACGGAACCACTCAACCCCTGCCGCCTACGTCGGGCTGGTCCACCAACACGATGGGCACCTCGTCGGTGACGGCGGACAAAGATGGCTACTTGCTGGAGGCCGTGGGGGCGGGTACGGGTGCAGAAGCATTGCGTTTTCATTACCGCACATACCCCGCCACGCCGTTCACTGCGACGTTCTATTTCGACTTCAACATCCGCCTACATGATTCATCGTCGGCGGGCGGCATCTTTATTTCGAATGGCACAAGGTTCGTGGGCTTCCAGGCTGCCCAGGACAAGATCTACGTCTCTGAATACTCGAACTCCACTAGTTTCAACGCCAACGAATTCAGCAATACCAACCTGCTGGCCGCATACGGACTGCCCCATTGGATGCGCTTCAGTGACGACGGCACAAATCGCGAATACCTGTTGTCCAGCAACGGCATCGACTGGATCAGCGTGTACACCTCAAGCCGGACTACCTGGCTGACCCCGTCGCAGATCGGTTGGGCGATGAACAGCAGGGCGTCAAGCGGGTCTAAGTCCTACGGGCGCCTCCGCTCATTAAGTGGCGTTTAGGCCACCCAGTTTGGGCAGGTCGGCACGGTACTGATTTAAGAACTCGATTGCCCACGCCAGTTTGTCGGCAACCCTTTGCCCGCGGGGCTGGTGGGTGGTCCAAAGTTCAAGGTTCTCCGGTCTGTTGTCGTCGCGGATGCCATTGAGATGATGCACATTCTCCCCGGGGAACAAGGCCCTACCGAGAACCTCTGTCATCACCACCGCGTGTTCCATAAGCCAACCGGACTTCCGTGCGTTGGGATGGGTGGGCTGAAACACCTCAACATACCCGTACCCGGTGGTTCGCCTGAACTGTGTTCTACGCTGCCCGATTGGCCGCAGGGGTGTTCCCCGATCCTTTTGCGCGGCATGGGCTGCGCAGAGCCCGTGATGAGAGTGCTTTCGATCGCACCCCTCGAAGCCGCACAGGCGCGGCGGGAGATCATCTCGCTTTGTTCGCAGGTATCCCTTCCGGTATTGGGCGAGGTGACCGTAGCAGAGTTCATGCTGACGAGCCCGATCAGAGCAACCGGGAAATGAGCATTCGCCCAGATTCTTTCGGGGAATCCTCACCCTATCTGTAGTTCCATGAGTCATAAACCGCTGGTAATGCTTGTTGCACATGCCTCGCCCCTTGGCGGGGCTATCGCACCCCTCCACGGAACATGGCCTCTTGCCGGTCGGCTTCCGTTCGTAAGGCACTCGCGGAGCAAGGTCGTAACTGCCGGTCTTGCGCATGCGTTGGTAGTGCTTCATGCACGCGCCTTTGGCTATTGCCTCCCTTTCGCAGCCGTCGGCTGCGCAAACGTTCGTCATAACATCTTCCCCAAGAATCGAGACTGGGTATTGGCCACGTCCAAGTTCTACGGACTCTTCTTCAAGAGTCTAACAAATGCTGAAGTAAACCTGACCTCGCATGCGCTTAAGGTCATGCTGGTCGATGGTACCTACACTCCTAATCAGGATACCCATCGGTACAAGTCCGATATCACCGGGGAAATCTCGGGAACGGGGTATGTAGCAGGCGGGACCACGGTAGGTTCGGTTACCGTCTCGTATGACGCTTCGCTGAACAAGCTGTCTTTTGACGCGGCAGATGCCACTTGGCCAGCGTCGACGATCTCTGCGCGCTACGCCATTCTCTACGACTCCAGCCCGGCTTCTGATGCCACACGCCCATTGATCGGCTATGTGGATTTCGGTGGCGTCATTTCCTCAACCGCAGCGCAATTCGCAGTGGTGTGGGATTCGGCCGGAGTCGGATACGTGACGGTGGCCTGATGATCATTACTCGTCGGGAAGTATCCGGAACGGGTTGGCCACTGCGAACCACCGAAGACCTCATGTCGGCATTGACGGAATTGTCGAGCCAAGGGTGGACCGGAGCCATCCAGTTCGAGAGTGGTGAATGGAAACTGCGCCTGTCCGCGGACGGGAAAAATACCGTCAATACCAAGCTCGGGGAATGGCTGATTCTCGACGGCGATCTGCGGGCGATTTCCTGCGGCGACTTCGACGAGCTCTATACGTCTGATCTCGTGGAGTTCCCAATGCAGATGTCGTCCGCCAAAGAGGAAGTCGTTGACGACGTCCCTTTCGGATCACAGACCAGTCCCAACGTTGCAATGCGAATGACCGGAGGTGGCCCGTGAGTTGGTATCGCACCCTGGTGCCGTTGACCTACATCCATGGCAATCAGGTCATCACTGTCGAGAATCCCGGTACGAGGATCGATCTGACCCCGACGGAAGCGGCCAGCCTTCTCGGGCAAATTGTCTTCGATGGGTCGAATGAGCACACCTACCCCAGGACCGACCTTCTTACCTATGACTACTACGTTCTGTTCCCCGACCAGGGGTTGGACAAACCGCTCTACTTCGCTAAGGATACCGGGCTCCTCTACCGGTGGGACGTGGATTCGTACGTCCCCGTGGGGGTTCCGACCAACTGGGATGCAATCGACTCCGATAAACGTAATGATCTCACAATTGGCGAATCAACGATACCTCGGGAGAGTGTCACCGGCAGTGGAGTATTGACGACCGTTGGAACGATGATATTCTCGTATTTCACCGCTCGTAAGACCGAGGCGATTACCCAAATTCGTACCATCACCTCGGCACAGGCGCAGGTCGGCGCGACATTGTCGCGGATGGCTGTGTACTCGGTTGATGATGCTGGGAACCTTCTCCTTATCGCATCTACGTCCAGCGACACTGCACTGTGGACGGCAACCAATACTGCGTACACCACAACCTTCTCCGCGTCGTGGAACAAGCTTCGCGGTCAGCGGTACGCAGTGGGGATTCTCACGGTAGGCGCTTCTGTTGCCCCATCGTTTGTGGGTACCGCTGCCATTCCCGCATCTGAATCTTTTCTTATCCCCATGCTCGCCGCAAAAGTAACCAGCCTGTCCGATCTTCCATCCACGGTGCTAGTGGCGAATCTTGCCCCCGTCGGGGCCGTTTTGTACAGCGCCCTTCTTCCCTGATTCGAGGTACATCGTGACAGGCATATTTCAGGGCATCATCCTGCCGCGCGCAGACACCGCAGCCAACCTCGCCGCGAGCAACATCATCCCCTTGTCGGGGGAGCGGGTCCGCGAAACCGACACCGGTAAGTGGAAGACGGGCGACGGTGTCACGCATTACAACGATCTTCCATATGACGTATCTGGCGCTGACATGGCCGCTGCACAGGTCGCATCCCAGAAAGTCGCCGCAGCGTGGGCTGAGACGACCGACAAGCAGGCGGCCCCGACGCGTCCGGCGCTGGTGGCGATCGGAGATAGCTTTACGCAGTTGTCGTTCATCGCGACGGCATGGAACGGCAGCTCGTTCTCCCGCACGTCGACCTGGTATGCGAACTCCTATCTCACGGCGGCGATGGTGTGGAATCGCCAGCCGTGCACCGTGGTTTCGGTCGGCATCGGCAGCGACGTGTGCAACAACATGCTGTCCAGGTTCGACACGGATGTGACGGCCATGCGCCCGCACGTGGTGCTGATTGAGGGCGGCACCAACGACATTGCGACCAACCGGACTGCGGCGGCGACGTTCTCGGATATGCGCGGCATGTATGCGAAGGCATGGAAGTTCGGCGCGAAAGTCATTGCCACCACCTGCCCCCCGCGCAATACGTTCACCACAGCGCAGATGAAGGAAGCCTGCAAGCTGAACACGATGCTGCGGAACTACGCGGCGACGAACCCGCAGGATTTCGCGCTGGTGGACATGTGGCGGGTTTTGGCTGATCCGGCGACGGGCAACTACAAGGCTGGTTACACCGACGACGATGTGCACCCGAATACGGCGGGCTGCTGGGCGGTCGGCAAGGAGTGTGAGGCGGCGTTCGATCGGTTCTTCCCCACGGGCACAAGCAATCTGGCCCGGTCGAACGTCAACGACGACAACCTGCTGACCAACCCCATGTTCGTCAATTCTGGCGGCAGCATCATTCCCGGGGCGGGGGTGACGGGCAGTGTCGCGCAGGGCTGGACTGGTTGGTCTGGTGGGCTGGACGCGAACACGACAGCGGTCATGTCGCTCGTCTCGCGTGCTGACGGTCTGGGGCAGTGGCAGCAGATCAACACCACGGTCATCCCGAACACGTCCACGGTGATTCAGCTGTTCCAAATCTGCTCGTCTAGCATGTTTGCGGTGGGCGACATCTTGCAGGCGTACGTGGAATTCGAGACCGACAGTGCGGGCTGGACCAACGGCAAGCTGAACATGCACGCCAGTTGCCGCGATGCTGACGGTGTCACCTCCTACTCGTACATCGGATCGTTCGGACCCGATAGCGGCGGTTCGGGGATCATCCAGACCCGGCCTGAGCAGGGCGTGCTGGTGACTCCTCCGTTCGTTGTCCCGGCGTCCACGAACGACATCATGCTCACCATGTCGATCGGTGGTCTAGGAACGATCCGGTTCGGACGCCCCGCAATCCGGAAACTCGCGGCCTAGGAAGGGGATTGGGACAATGCAATTGAACCTGGGCAACTTCTCAGAACTGATGCGTCGCCGTGGCGGGATTTCATTCTCTGATGTGAAGGCAACGGATTTCGTGGCACCTGGTGGTGCTCTTGGCACGCCGTCGAGCGGCACGTTGACCAACTGTGCAGGCCTTCCTGTTGCGGGTATCGCGGCGTCTACCGCCACGGCGCTCGGCGTGGGGTCGGTCGAGTTGGGTCACGCTTCGGATACCACACTGTCACGCTCGGCGGCTGGCGTTCTCGCGGTCGAAGGTGTTGCGGTCCCGACTGTTTCGAGCACCGATGACTTGTCCAACAAGAACGTCCTGACCGCACTGAACGCACAGACAGCTTCATACACGCTGGTGTTGGCCGACAAGGGTAAGGCCGTCGAAGTGACATCGGCGTCCGCGACGAATGTGACCGTTCCGCCTAACAGTTCCGTGGCCTATCCCATCGGCACCGTCATCGAAGTCGCCCAGCTTGGTACCGGACAGGTGACTCTCGTCGCAGGGGCAGGTGTCACACTGCAGACCCCGTCCAGCCTGCTCACGCGGGCGCAGTTCTCGTCACTGTCACTGCGGAAGCGGGCCACGGACACTTGGCTGGTCACCGGGGACATGCAGTGAGCCGGTATGCGCGGCCGATGCGCAAGCGCCGGAACGCGTTTCAGTCAGCGTCCTGGCTGTGGACGCCGATTGGCGGGTCCCCAACATTGGACGCGAACTCCGCAACATGGGTCGGCTACCTGTCGGCAGGTGGCAAGCAGCGCATTCTCAACCTGTTCGACTACGGGGTGACCCTGATCCCCGGCTCGGTCATCCCGGCGGTGGACACCACCACACCGCGCTATGCGGTCGTGCCGTCAAATGTTCCGGCGTGGGGGTCGAATCCCTTTGCCGGGAACTCGATTCCGCTGCCCGCGGCGGCGCAGTCGTTGATCCCACCCGGGTCGGACAAGCATGTCGCGGTCCTGGACCCGGTGACCGGGAACGCCTACGGCATGTGGAGTGCCGGCTACTCGGGTGGCACGTGGTCATGCGACTGGGGCGGCATGTGCAAGTTGGGTGGCAATGGCGTTGACACGTCCGGCTCCACTACGGCTACCGCGTTGGCGCGGTACGCGGCCGTTGTTACTGCCAGTGAGCTGACCGCGGCGGTCGCGGCGAACACGGGCCTCAACCACGCGCTGTTTTGCAGCTCCGACATCACTTCGAGTTCGTTCGTGGCCCCGGCCATCAGGTCCGATGGCGACAACGTGGGTGCTGTGGCAACCCCCATCCCGCAGGGCAAGCGCATCCAGCTCGATCCGTCCGTCAACGTCGACGGCGTTTCAGGCATCACCAGCACCGAGAAGGTCATCGCCAAGACCCTGCAAACGTACGGCGCGTACATCGGCGACAAGGGCGGTGCCCGACTGGCGTTCATGTGTGAATACGTCGGCGGCACCACTCCGGGCACGCCGTATTCAAATCTCGGCCTGTGGGACTACTACGACATGACCAAAATCCCCTGGGCGTCACTGCGGGTTCTCGCGTAAGGAGTTCGGCCTGATGCACATCCTGTTCCAGGGCAATCGCCAGATCGCGGCGTCCAGATCGCAGCCGCCCATAGGTTCCAACGCCTCTGCATGGAAATGGCGAAACACCCGGCACGCGTGCAACAGAACATGCGCATCACCAGTGGGACGCCACACAGTTTCGTGGAGGTGCTGACCTAGTGGGCATCCACATGAGCAGCGAAGGACTCCGACTCGTAGCCGAAGCAATCAGCGCCGGAACCAAGCTCGAGCTGCACAGCGACGGAGCCATCGAACGCATCCTCTGCTCCACCTGCTGCACCGAATCGGCCGGCCGCGCAAAGTTCCTCGGATTCGCCGAAGACGGCATCCGAGAACTCGGCGTCATCACCGCCTGTCTGAATCCCGATTGCGAAGACGGAGTGAAGCGATGAGCTTCACCTGGTTCGCGGCCAAGCCGTTGCGCACCCGTGAGCAGGTCGCCCGCGAGGTCCACGCGGTGTCGCTGGCCCTCGGCCTCGACGAGCTGGCCACGGTCATCGCGCTCATGACGATCTCCACCGAGGTCGGCACCGGCACGGGCGATGACCGGCAGTGGTGGTGCCCAGTCAACGACCGCGTACCGGCGACGAAGAACTACCCGAACGACTCCAAGAGTGACGACAACCGCAGCTCCGGTTACTTCCAGCAGCAACCCGGCCCGAACGGCGAACCCTGGTGGGGCACAGCGGAACAGATGATGACGCTGCGGCTGGCGGCCGATTCGTTCCTGTCTCGCCTGCCCGACGACTACACCCGCGCTGCCAGCAATCCAGCACTTGCGGGCCAGATCGTCCAGCAAGTGCAGCAGTCGTCATTTCCCGACCGCTACGCGGAGAAGTGGGACGAAGCGTGGATGGTGCTGCGTCGCGCGCTCGGAGACCAAACCCCAACCACCCCGGAGGTTCCCGTGCCTGTATCAGGTGATCCCGTTTGGCTCGAAGATGTGTTGCGCCCCGCGCTGGGCGACCGACTTAAGACACTCGACGGCTGGAAGACCGATGGCGTCGGCGGCACCATGGGCAACATCTGGGGTGTCATCTGGCACCACACCGGAAACGCTGCCGAAACCCCGCAGTCGATCAGCCAAGGCCGCCCGGACCTGCAAGGCCCGCTCGCGCAGATTCACATCGCACCCGACGGCATCGTCACCATCGTCGCCGTAGGCCCCTGCAACCATGCGGGAGCCGGTTCGTGGCCCGGGCTGCCGACCGACGGCGCCAATGCCTACACGATCGGCATTGAATGCGCCTGGCCCCGGAACACTGCACTCACCGAAGAGACCGCTAACCAGGAACGCTGGCCCGACGCACAGATCATCTCCATGCGTGACGTGGGCGCCGCGCTCACTAAGCATCTCGGTGTCCCAGTGTCGCACAACATCTCTCACCGGGAGTGGGCGCGCTTCGGCCCGGCTGGTCAGCGGCAGTACAAGTGGGACCCGGGCAATCTCGACATGGACTGGTTCCGCGGCGAGATTCAGAAGGACATCGACGGCGCGTTTGACGGTCCCGCCACGACGCCGGTTCCTCCATCGCAGCAGCCCGGTCCCGTGCGTGTCGGCCCCGCTGATGACCAGTTGCAGTTCCGCTGGAATTGTCTCGGGGGGCAAACGCTCATCGAAGCGGTTGCGCAGATTCGAGACAAGGTGTGCGGCACGAACGACCGTGGCAAGGCCGGAGTCGTTCTCCAGTGAGGATCGGCGGCGTTTACGTAGGACTCGGCGAGGGTGACCGCAGTCCCGAGATTCCCAAGATCAAGGCGCTGCTGAAGCGGAAGTTCACTCCCGCGCGTCAAACCCTCGACGACGGCGACTTGTACACCCCCGAACTCACCGCCGAGGTGCAACGCGTCCAAGGCATCTACGCGAAACAGGGCAAGCCGGGCGCACCGCATTACGTCTCTGGTGTGGTGAATCTTGAGTTCAAGTACGACGTCGGACTACTCCCGCGGCCGAAGCCCACGCTGCCCATCATCTTCACGGTGGAGGGGCATATGAGCAACATGTTCTTCGGCCCCTGTGCGCAGACCGCCGGCCAGCTGGAGCAGCAGGGCGTGTGCCACTGGAAGCCGGTGGGCGACTGGGACACGCAGGCCCTGCCGTTCCGGAACTCGACCGGTGTCGAGGCGCTGTACCGACAGCTGAGCAGCCAGTGGATCGAAGGCCCTCCGGTCGACCCGAACAACCCCGACGGACCCAAGGTCATGTGGTGGTTCGGCCCCGAGGTCCCGTGGGGCGGTGTCGCATTCAGCCAGGGCGCGATGATCTTCTGCGAATTCATGTGGAAGTACGTCCTTCCACCGAATGCACCGCTTCACTACCGCCTCAAGACATTCAAGCGTGGACTGATGTATGGCAACCCGCGCAGGGGTAGAGGGGCAATCTGCGCTTGGGCACAGGACCCGCCGGAGCCGGACACGCACGGGATCATGGACCGACTGTTCGATGCGGTTGCCGAGGGGATCGGCGACAGATGGGCCGAACATGCAAATAACAATGACATGTTCGCTGAGGTTGGCGATGATGCGGCCGGCAAAGATCAGACGGCAATTGCCAAAATAGTCACCGAGAACTCGTGGGCGGGCGGTCCGCTTTCCTTATTCTCGCGTGTGCTGGCGATTCTCGGTAATCCCGCAGGCGAATTGTTTGGCGCAATCAAGGCTACATTCGACGCGATCATGTTTCTTGCCTCAAATCCAAACCCGCATTACGCCACGTTCGCTACCCCCGGTGACGTGGAGTGGATGCGGGGCGTTGGCAAGTGAGTCTGCCGAACCGATCGAGTAGGGTATAAGGGACGGGGCCGGTTGCGCGCCAACGCAAATCCGGCCCCTAACCCGCTCACTTGATGCGACAAGGAGGGGCTGCATGGATGCTACCCCAAAAGAATGGCGCCCAGTAGTTGGACACGAAGAGACGCACGAGGTTAGCAGCAGGGGACGTGTCCGGTCTCTCGACAGGGTCGTAAAGACCCCTCGGGGATATTGGCATTACCCGGGCAAGATGCTAAAACTTAGCACCGCGCGTAAGCCGGATTACCCGGTGGTAACACTCGGCGGCGGGAAATCGGCACGTGTCCACAATCTCGTCTTAGAGGCGTTCTGCGGACCTAGACCAGAGGGCTACGTCGCTTGCCACAATAATGGCGACCCACACGACAACCGCGTGGAAAACCTTCGCTGGGATACGTACTCATCCAACAATCGCGACTTGGTAAAGCACAACACGCATTGGCAGTCCAAAAAGACCCATTGCAAGCATGGTCACGAATTCACGCCCGAAAACACCATCGCCCGCCCTGGCGGCGGACGAAAGTGTCACGCCTGTTCTTTAGTCAACGCCGCCCGGCAACGGGAGCGCGACCGCCAAAAAGCCACCGAACCAGAAGGACTCATATGACCATTGACTGGCAGAAGTATCTGCCGACCGTTAAGGACTTCGCCGAGCGTGCCGCCAAGACTTTCGCCCAGGCGTTCCTCGCCGCATCGGGCGTGGGTGGCGCAGTAGCGGGTATCGACGACATTCCTTGGGCGGAAGCATCTGGCGTTGGTGTTGCAGCGGTGGCACTATCCGTGTTGACCTCGCTGGCGTCGTTGAAGATCGGCACCCCCGGTACCGCTTCGGTGACTAAAGCCGTACGGCTCGAAGAGTGACCGAGGCGGTGGTCGACCTGCCCGAGCTGCCGCATGACTGGTTCGGTCTGGCAGCTTGGGCGCTCATCGCCATTGCGCTGGTGGCTCCGACCGTCCTCTGGGTTCGGCACGAGCACAAGAGCACCAAGTCCGAAATCCAGGGCGTGGCTAAAGGAGTGGCCGCTGTCGCGCACAGCGTCAACAACCGGCCCGACACCACTCGCGACCAGTTGGACCGCATCGAGCAGAACCAAGCGCGCATAGAGAAACGTCAGGACGAACTGGCCGATGACATGCGTGGAGTCAAGAAAGACGTTGGCCGGATCGGTGACGCCCTGAATGACGACCGGGACGCGAACCGCACGGATATTGCTCGCATAGATCGCCGTATCGACAACCTGGAGGCGCGGAAATAGTCACCGTCTACACGAAGCCCAACTGCCCGCAGTGCAACGCCACCTACAAGGCGCTGGACAAGGCGGGCATCGCTTACGAGAAGGTCGACATCAGCATCGATGACGAAGCTCGCGAGTACGTGCTGGCGCTCGGCTACCTGCAGGCCCCGGTCGTCGTGACCGACAGCGAGCACTGGAGTGGGTTTCGGCCAAGCAAAATCGAAAAACTGAAATAGGCCGGCGCGCTCCTTGGGATGTTCCGTTCCCCAAACGCCCCGAGTCGAAGCACGCCCCACAAAAAGCCCCACCAGATACCTCATCACGAGAGCTGTCTCTTATACACATCTCCGAGCCCACGAGACGGACT